TGTCGGTTGGGTTAAACAGACCTTTCATGCCCTCAACCAAACCGGCATTTGCGGCAGGGTTAACGGTAGCGTAACGCGGCGACATAACCGCTGCGTTCTCGTTCAGCTTCTGCTGCGCTTGCAACAGAACCAGCGAGGTAGCAGGCGTAGTGCCCGGAGTGCCGACGGAGTTGCCAATAAACTTAAACGAATTAGCAACGTCAGCATCAATAGACGCTGCAAGCTGGCTAATACGAGGCTTAAGCACACGGTCTGCAAAGTCGTCCAACTGCATCGTCAGTTCGGCAGACGTGAAGTTAATACCAATGTGTTTCTGCGAAGAAACAGACAGAGTAGTGAACTGCTCGTTGTCGTCCTGAACTTGCAGGGCTGCGCCATCAGTCACCAACGCACGGTCGGGCAAACGAATACGCAGGGTAGAACCAATTTTGGCACCTTCAACAGCAAAGCTGTCGTCATGTTGCCTGTTAACGTTTCGGGTGATTACAAGGTTGTTTTCCAAGATCTCCAGCGATTTGCGGGTGATCATGTCAATGGTAAGAAGGCTATTAGCCATTTTGAAGTCCTTTCAAAGTTTAGCGGTTCATTTGCGCCTGCCACTTTTTCATCTGCCTAGCTCTTTCAGCTTCAATCCATTCTGACGTATTCATGGCCTTCGTTGAACGAGGGTCAGTAGTATCGTAAGACGGGTTGCCGCTGGTTCGTGCAGTCACAGGTGTAATAGGCGCAGGCGCAGACGTAGTTGGTTTCACGGGAGGATTTGCGGCCAATTTAGCCTTAATCTGCCCAATTTCACTGGCCTGCAAAAGAGGTGCCAAGCGGGAAATGCGATCAGCTTCCTTCGGGTTCATCCCTAGCCAATAGGCAAGGTCTGGACCCATATTGGACGCTTTGATTGTTTCGGCCATTACATCGGTAATTCGAAGCTGCGGGTTATAGGCGACCTGTTCAAAGTCGTCGTACTTGGCCCTAGCTTCTTCTTCACTTTCGTAATAGGCTTTTTCAATCTCAGCCTGTTGCTTCTGAAACTCACGCTGTGCAAGCATTTCTTCGGCCTTCTTGACCGCCAACGCTTCCGCGTAGGCATCAGGGGACTCAAAATGCTCGATAGGCGGGACTTCAGTTTTAGTTACTTGTGGAGTAACTCTAGCCTGCTGCTCACGTTCCCATTTGCGCTGCTCTCTGGCAAGGCGCTTGCTGATCATCGCGTCAATCTCAGCCTGGGTGAATTTCTTCTCCTCGGGCGTCTGCTCGGGTTGATTCTCAGCTATTTCCGGCGCGTTATTTGCATTATCCGGGGTAGCCGTTACCTCGGGTGCTAGCGCGGTTTCAACTACCGCTAAGGCTTCTTGGACTTGTTCAGTCATTTTCGATTCTTGTGAATCCCTGGTCTACCGGGCCAGTACAGGTTGTGCCGCTATTATGCGGCAGATTCTTTTACTTGTGCAGCTTTGTACGCAGCCACAACATCCTTGGTGTGCAAAGCCTTGCAAATGGCCTGCACCTTGGCATCCTCGGCGCTGTAGTCGTCGCCGGGGGCAACAACGTGGCGGTGGAACTTGCTGCTGATTTCAACGCCATTTTCTTTGATGACGGTCTTGGTGCGAACTTGAATGCAGCCGTTTTCAACAATTTCAATCAGATCAACAGAGGTGACTTTTTCAAAAGACATGATGTTTTCCTTTAATTTAAGCAAATGGTGAAACTACATTATTCCTGATATCGGCAGGCATAGCCGCTTGAGCTACCGTTCGCGTATTCCCAATAAGCGTTGCATAGTTTGTAACACCATCAAAAGGAAATTGCGTAATCGTGCCTGTAAACGTGCAGTTGTAAAACGCAATGTTACGAAAAGTGCCGCTAACCAAGCCGCCAATCATTACAGTGTCACTTACGATAGTAAGTGTATTGCCCCAAGAAGCAACTGCATCATCGTTAACAATGTTTGCCAAAGAGGAATCAGCAATTCGCATGGTGTTTACGCTGTAACCACTATAACGGATGCTGCCGCTTTTAATTCCCTCAACTCGGCAGTTGTACCCCCTAGTTGCAACTCCATCAGTTGCAGTGGCATAAATAACGCTTCCGTCCTTGCAATCAATTGGCCCATCTACAGTTAGTGTCGCTGTGCGATCTTCGCTGTATGTTGAATTTTTGATTGCAAAAATAGGCGTAATGTTTGAAGTGGAAACGATGTCTCCACGAACAATTACAGAACCCCAGTTGGTATGCGGGGCTTCAAGCAATCCAAGTCGAGCAATAGAAATTGTAGCTACACCAACTTGAACTTGAGCATCTTCAATTACAACTAAATCAGGCAACCAAGGTTTAACAGTTAACGCGCCAGGAATCGGGCCAGTACCGTTATCCGAGCTAAAACCAAACAAATAATAACTAGAACTTCCGTCAGACGATTGCACCTTTGAATTTTTTATGGATATGATTCCACCAAGAGCAGGGGTGTCAATTCGGATGCCTAACAAGTTGCGGCCTCCAAAAGTGTTAATGTTGGTAATTGCGATGTCGTAGCCAGCGTATCCTACGGCGCTGCCATCAATTGGGGCGAATACTTTAGCGTCATTGACAACCATGCGGTTGCCCCAGTGGTCGTCGATCCCATAGTGCCAGTTGCCGCCATTGATTGTCCAATCAACGTTGTAAGCACCAGAACAGCCGTGACGGCAATCTATCATGGTGGCATCGTTTACCGTTAAGCCGATTGTTGTTGTTGCAATAATTCCATAACCCAAACCAACGTACTGAAGACCATTTGTAAATGGTCTATTTAAAGTAACGTCTGCACAATACCCGATTTCTATGGCAAACGCCAAAGGTACTGAGGGTGTTTCATTACGAACTTCTGGTTGATTCAAAATCACGTTGTCGCGGTTGACGACAATACTTCCGCGAAACCCTACGGGGCCAGCACCAGTTCGCAAAACTTTAAGCCCATCAATTTGCACAGGTTCTGAAGGTGTATGCGCCGTTACTGTGACGTTGGTATAGCTGGTGTACGTGTTAACCAACGAAGTGGTCATGTTGCCTTGATTGTCGCAACGAATAAACTCTTGCTTGTAATACGGCGAGGCGTATCCAATGCGGTCAATGACAACCTCGGTTGACTCAATAAACAAATACTTGTTGGCGGCGTTGGTAGCTCCAACTTCTGTTTTACCGCGAATCAAGGGATCCCATCCGGTTGTTGAAACAACTGTTCCAGCGGTGTCTCTGACAACTTCAAACCAACAAGTTGTGTTTGCTTTTGGAATTTTAATCAAGCCATCACAACGACCGCTGGTTTTGATTTGAATTGGGGCAGCACCGTTAACAAGATAGGTGCCTGCTGGTATATACCAAGCACTGCCAGTTAGGTTTGCTTGCGTGTACATGGCTTGAAATGCCACTGCATCATTTGTTACGCCGTCACCCACAGCGCCAAAATCTTTGACGTTTACTGGCGAACCAGTAATCATGGAATATGAAACTTTGGTTAAGGACATTTTTTACCTTAAACGTAATATGTCATGTGGAAGTTAAAAGATGCCGCAGCACTAAAGTCGGAAGCAACTGCTAAAACAGAATTACCGCCAGAATTTTTAACACCTTGCAATGAAGTGCTATTTGTTCTGAACATTCCATAGCTTGCAATGAATGTTGCCGCACCAGTCCAATCGCCCTCGACAAAACAGCATGATCGTTGCTGTGTATCTGTTGTTTGCGCAGGCGTATAAGGCAATCCAGTGATAGAAATTGCAGATGCACCACTTGCACCGGTAAATGATAATTTACCTGTAATGGTTACCAAGTTTCCAACTTTTGTGTATTTTCCAAATTGAGTTACGTATGTGGGTGACCCAAATCCTGAAACCGCAGGTGTCCAATCACCTTCCTCATAGTCGTTCAGCAACTCGCTTGTGCCTGTGCCTGGTGTGGCAGAAAAGTCGATGCCTTGACCTGATGTACCAACAACAAAATTTCCTGTTGACGCGGTAACAGCCGTTGCGCTTATTGCGCGGCCTGCGGTCAAATTTGCAACTGAAACTTTAACCGTTGCGCCACCTTGGACAATCGGCAACACCTCGGTGCCAGCAAGCGGGGTCGTTGACGCGGGAAGTGCTGAGATTTTGGTGTCTGCCATGATAAATCCTTAGACGTAATTGACTTCGATTGACGAAGAATACGGGGGTGCTTCCGAGAAGGTAAGCGCAGCGCCCGCAATACTGTATGTGTTCTTTTGCTGGTACACGCCGTTGATGTACACATTGGTGGCGTTCTCGCCTGCGGGCGCGCTTACCAAATTGAACGTGGTATCCGTGCCGTCACCCGTAAAGTTAGCGATGATTGCGGTAGCGTTGAAGCTGCTACCCACATTGTCGTATGTG